GGAGGTCGGGGGATCGCGCCTCGGCGATGACGGAGCCGTTGCCGTCGTCATCGAAGCGATAGACCATCACGCGGTCGTAGCCGTTGAGGCCGCGGATATCGCGCACCGCCGCCGCACAGACGCCCTCTGCTCCGTCACCGGAGGAAGAAACGCGGCTTGCAGATCGACCCCTTTTTACCTGTGGTTGTCGGTATTGATTCAGCTCGTAACCCGGCGGCGGTATTCATGCAGCTGGGGCGAGACGGGCGGCTCAGAAAGCTGCGCGAGGCGGTAGGCTTCGACATGGGTTTCAAAACATTCAATTCCACAAAACTCTGGCCTACGATCAAAAACTACTTCCCGAATAACCCGCTGGTCTTTATCGGCGACCCTGCATGGAAGAGGCAAAATGAGACTGATGACGATTCAATCAGGAAGCTGCTGAAGAAGATATATGTCACCGATATGCCTGACTCCGGCAACGCGGTCAAGTGCGCCGCCACCAACGATCCTACGGCACGGATCAACGCACTGGACGAACCATTCCGCAACTGGTGGCCGGACGGCGAACCAGGCATTGAGTATGACGACGAGTGTAAAATGCTGATCGAGGGGCTGCGCAGTAAGTACAGATATACACGGCAGAAGACTGCCGATGGCAAGTTCAAGGATGCGCCGGACAAGAATAAATGGAGTCATGTCTGTGAGGCAGATCAGTACGGCACGCTGTTCATTCTCGGCAAGAACTACGACCCCACACATTTTGTACGCACCAGAAGCACCAATACGACCCAGCACACACACCAACCCGCAGACAGATACGCAGGCTACTAGCCGGGAGGCACTATGATAGTTACCGACAAGGAAAAACTGGAGGCCCTCGGCAAGCGCATGTGGGGTAAGTTCGAGACCTTTGCCCGAGAGCGCAATACGCTTGAACTGCAATGGCTGCGCAACCTGCGCCAATACAAAGCTATCTACGATCCCGAGATCAAGATCCCCGAGGGCATGTCGAGGGTCTACCCCAAGGATACCCACACCAAGATCGTGGGGTGGGTGGCCAAGATCATGGAGATGATGTTCCCGGCCCAAGAGAAGAACTGGAGCCTGGAGCCGTCACCATTCCCCAATATCTCCAAGGCGGATCTGGCCAACATAATTACGACCCTCGAACAGCAGCAACTACTGATTGCCGAGCAGTCGCAGCAGGAGCCGCAACCAGTCACGAGTGAGATGATCGAGCAGGCAGTCAAGGAGTTGGCCAAGCAACGCTCAGACCGCATGACTATGGAGTGTGAGGATCAGCTCTCTGATGAAGGCATCGACTATCCCGAGCTATGCAAAAAAGTCATCCGGCGCGGCGGCATCTATGGTTTTGGCGTCGTCGAGGGTCCGCAGGTCAAGACTCAGACCGAGCGCGTGTGGGAGCCGGACGAACAAGGGAACTTCGCGGCGGTGTCCAAGGAACTCAAGCGACCCTATTACAGCACCCTCAAGGCGTGGGATGTCTACCCTGACCTATCCGCACAAACGTGGGATACCCAGGAAGGTTTGTTTGTACGCAAGGCATACTCACGCCAAGGGCTGCGAGCACTCGCCAAACGCAGCGACTTCCTCAGCGATGAAATCAATGAATACCTGCGAGAGCACACCAGTGGCAACTACAAGGCACGCGGCTTCGAGGCGGAGCTGAACAGCATCAAGCAGACTGACCAGACCACCGCCAGCACTGAAGTGCGCCAGTTCGAGGTCATTCGCTGGTACGGCTATATCTCAGCACAGGAGTTGGCTGATATCGGGGTGACTGTACCAGGTACGGCGCTCGGGAAGGATATTCTAGCCGACATCTGGCTATTGGGTGAGGTCGTCATCAAGGCTGACACCGCACCTTTTGGAGATAAAGTTTCCGACATGTTCCACGCCTTCATTCCTGAAGAGGATGAGGATGGCCCATTGACCGGTTCAGCCAAGGTGGAGACGTTACGTGACTCACAGATGAAAATCTGCGCTATCGACCGCGCTATCATGGACAACATGGCCGATAGCGCCAGCTCCATCAAGGAGGTCAACGACGACCTGCTGGATACCTCCCGCAACGTCGGCAAGATATCCGGCGGCATGACCATCCACCGTCACGGCGACGGCAACGAAGCCAACTATCCCGCCATCCGGATTTACGACATACCCAACCACACATCTGAGCTGTTAGCACTGCGCGATAACTTCGTGCGTGTGTTCGACACCGAGAGCCACCTCCAGTCGTGGACGATGGGTGACGCACAGCCTTTAGGCGAGGCGTTCCGTACCAGTAATAATATGTCCATGATGCGCGCTGGCGGGGATATGGTGACGAAAGATGACGTGCGCTCCTTTGACCGCTTTGTAAAGTCCTTCATAGGCAGTCTGGTTAAATGGAACATGGAGTTTAACGAGAAGGCGGACATCAAGGGTGATTTTCAAGTGATGCCTAAAGGCAACCTGTCACTGGTGGCTAAAGAGGTACGTGGCGCCGCCCTTGATCAGCTCAACGGCACACTCACCGACCGGGAACGCACTCAATTAGATGAGCGCGAGATGTTGCAGGATCGGCTGCTGTCCCGCGACCTGCCCTCTAAATACCTGTTGCCGAAGAAAGAGGCCGAAGCCAAGCTGGCGCAGGCGATGGCGGATGCGGAGCGGTGGAATCATATTCGCGATGGACTGGAGCTAGAGGAGATTGTTCGCCTAGACGGCAAGGTTGCGACATTCTGGCGGTG